GTATAAAGTTCTTCACTAAGTGATATCTTAGTTACCTCCTATTGGCAATGTGGATTAAATCCAGTGAGTGTATATCTGCAACGATCAATAGGGGGTAATTTTCTAATGCAAATATAGCCCTACCCTCTAAACATAAACTATTTTTCAGACAGGAAAGTTAGTGATGTGTATGTATCTTGTGTCGCATTATACAGGGGGGTAGGGCTTTTAAAATAAGGGAGGAAATTATGCCAAACGAAAAAAAGTTAATGGATGAGATAAAAAAATTTATCCCTAAATTTAAACAACATGGCCAGTATCAAATGTCTCTAAGTGGTCTAATAAAAGCATTACAGAGAGAACGGGTTGGATTACTTGTAAAAATAACTGATAAGCATTACCCAGGTAGACCCCATAGCTATTATGGCTATCATACTGATCTAGCATTCGAACCAACAGAAGACCCAATTACCGTTGCTGAATTTCTTAAAGAATGTCAAGACGCCGTAGGAAAATCATTTATAACTGCCGATAATCCAGACGCCCCAGATAAATATTTCAAAGACTATATTATGAAGATCAACGCCCCATTATGGATTTCTACATTGGATCAAGCTAGTAAACAAGGAATTGTAGATCTTGTACCTACTGATGATTACATCAAACTGGTTACTGAAATTATTGAAGAGTCGGTTTAAAACAAAATAAGGAGTTTACATGAAAAAATACCATCCGTTTTCTGAAAGAATAGTCGATATCCTTGTTCGTAAAGTTAACAATGATAATCGGCATTTTTTTCGCATTCTAACTGGATACTACTTATCTAAAGTAGCCTCCATGATGCGATGTAACATTCAAACAAATGATGGAGACGTAGTCCCAGTTAATACTTATGTACTAAATCTGATGGTATCAGGAACAGGTAAGGGGCACTCTACTAATATACTAGAACGAGAATTCATAGCCTATTTCAAAAAAGAATTTTTAAATAATGTATTTCCTAAGAAAGCCGAGCAAAGCATTCAAAATTTAGCTCAAGAAAGAGCTGCATGGAGAGTTAATATTGGGCAAACTACATTAACATTAGATGAAGAAACTGAATTTCAACAGGGAGAATTCCAAAAACATTTTGATCGTTTAGGAGAACTGGCTTTTAGTTTTGACAGTGGAACCTCTCCAGCTGTTAAGCAAATGCGTGAGAAATTACTACTAGCTTCTGCAGGTTCCATGAATCTGGAACTAGATGAAGTCGGATCAAATATGTCCGCAAATGCTGATGTATTAAATGTATTCCTTGAACTTTACGACATAGGCCTTGTAAAACAAAAACTTATAAAAAATACACAAGAAAACATTAGATCAGAAGAGTTACCAGGAAACACTCCTACTAATCTAATGATGTTTGGTACTCCAACCAAGCTACTAGATGGTGGAAAGATAGAGGAGGAATTTAAACAATTTCTCGAAACTGGATATGCTCGTAGATTGTTATTCGGGTATACGACAGATAGTCATCGAACTAAGTATGCATCTGCACAAGAACGTTATCAGCAGATGGTTGATCCTAATTTGGCCAAGGACATGTTAGCAATTCAGCAGGAATTTACTAACTTTGCTAAAAGATCCTTCAATCCAGTACTGCAAGTATCGGAAGCTGACCATATTCATTTAATTGAGTACCAGTTAAAATGCGAAGAACTAGCTGATGATATGAAAGACCATATGAGTCTTCACAAAGCAGAAATGATACATAGATACTATAAAGCTATTAAATTAGCGGGTGCCTATGCATTTGCAGATAATTCAACAAAAGTAACACAGGATCATCTGAATTACGCTATTAGCGTTGTTGAGGACTCAGGAGAAGCCTTTCATCAATTAATGCGTAAACAAGGCCCTTACGAGCGTCTAGCGCATTATTTAGCCGATTGTGATAATGACGTGACTCAGCATGAGTTGATGGAAGAACTGCCATTCTACAAAGGCTCAGAGGGCCAGAGAAAGGATTTAATGACTCTAGCTATGTCTTTTGGGCATAGAAACAACATTATTATCAAAAGGCGAATGTTAGACGAAATTGAATTTTTTAATGGAGAAACTTTGGCAGAAACGGATCTTACGCATCTAACTGTAAGCATTAGTAAGGATATAGCATATCATTATCAAACAGATAATCCTCCATTTGATCTATTGCATAAGTTAACTACTGCAGATGGATATCATTATACAGCTCATGGATTTATCAATGGGCATCGTAAGAATGAGAATGTAATCCCTGGATTTGATTTGCTTATTCTTGATTGTGATGGGGATATCAATATGTCCACAGTTAAGGTGTTATTAGAAGACTACACGTTTCTTATGTCTACAACTAAACGACATACTCCAGAAATTAATAGATTTAGGCTTATTTTACCTCTATCTCATAGAATTAAATTAACCACCGGAGAATACTCTAGATTTATGATGAATGTATTCGAATGGTTACCATTTCCAGTAGATGAAGGTGCCAAGGATATAGCTAGAAAGTGGGCTACTCATCCTGGAAAGTACGAATATAATAAAGGAAATATTATTGACGCTACAATGTTTATTCCAGAAACTAAACGATCAGACGAAACAAAAGCACGTATTAGTGCTACTGGTTTCGATAATATCGAACGATGGTTTAGGGCACACACAGCTAAAGGTAATAGAGCCAACCATTTATACAGATACGGTATGGTATTGATAGATGGAAACTACTCATTAGGTGAAATAGTAGAAAAACTAGAGACGTTTAATAACTCTTTAGAAGTACCTTTACCAGAGGAACAATTTAGGAATAGTACAATTAAATCAATTAGTAAAGAATTCCAAAAAAGAGAGGAAAATGCATGAATAATAATCATTTAGTACTAGTTTCAGGTAAATCCAGTTCAGGTAAAAGTGCCAGTTTAATGAATATGGATAAGCCTGAAGGAGTTATGTATTTAAATTGTGAGAATGGGAAGAAGTTACCATTCAAAAGTAAATTTAAAGAATACACCGTTGTTGACCCAAACCAAGTATACGAAGCTTTTGATAAAGCTGAAAAAATGAAAGATATACATACTATCGTCATCGATAGTCTTACATATCTAATGGATATGTATGAAAGTACTAAAGTACTAAACTCAACAAATACGATGCAAGCATGGGGGCAATACGCTCAATACATGAAAGTATTAATGTCTCAGACAGTAGCTAAATCTACCAAGAATGTGGTATTTCTAGCTCACACCACAGATGTTCTTAACGAGGCCGAAATGGTAAATGAGACTTTGGTTAAAGTTAAAGGATCCTTGATGAATCAAGGTATTGAGAGTTTCTTTACTTGTGTTATATCTACTAAAAAAGTAGCTATGGGTAAATTAGAGGATAAGATAGCTAAATCTCCGCTATTTAAAGCTACCCCAGACGATACAGATAACGGATTTAAATACGTATTTCAAACTCGATTAACTAAAGAAACTGTTAATGAGAGAATTCGTAGTCCTATGGGAATGTGGCCTAGAAACGAAACTTATATCGATAATAACTTGCAAAACGTTATTAATCGACTTCATGAATACTATAAATAAGTGATATAATATGTGCGATAGGGTTGTAATATGCCTTTCTTATAGGGAATTCCCCTCCTTGAGTTCCGTATGGGAACCTGTCCTAACTGAAGAGTTATAAATTACTAGTCCTCTCCCTCGGGAGAGGCATTTTATTTTATAACCTAAAAGGTTCAACCAATGAAATACTGGGAAGAAATAGTTGATAAAATTATACTTTGGCGATTCAGAAGACGAGTTAGAGGCACAACCCACCTTGAGAAATTACAAACAATTATTAAAGAGTTAGATAAAGAGTTTATTATTACTAAAAGAACTAAAGAGAAAGGAGACCCATGAGTCACGAAGGTAATGATAAAATTATAGATAACAAACGTGATGATATTATTATAGATGATGCAAGAATTGCCCAAATAAACAAGATGGTACACGTTGCTACGGAAATGGGCTTTGGAATAGTACAGGAAATTGCCGCAGAAACTCTAAAGCGAAAACCTGGCTGTTCTGTTAAAGAATTTATGAAAGTATTAGACGATTATCTTGAAAAACAGAAAATTCAAGCTAATAGTAATGGCTAGTTACAGGCCGTGTATTTTAACACTTAAATAAGAAAGGATATAACTTATGGGCGAATGGGAACTTCCTAAAGATGTAGAGACACAGTCTATTGAAAGAGCAGGCGGTGGATTTGCATGGGAATCTGGTGTATACGATACTACCGTTAAAATGGTGTATCTAAACCAGACAAAATCAGAAGCACAATTTTTTAACGTTATTCTAGCAAAGAATGGCGGTAACATGGCAGAACTTCGAGAGAATTTCTGTATCAAATCTGGTAAAGCTAAGGGCCATAAAACTTACTATGTAACTAAAGAAGGTAAGAAACGTCCTCTTCCTGGATACCAAATTGCAGAATCCATGTGTATAGCCGCTACAGGCGAAGATTTAGATACATGTATGAAATCTTTAGAGAACAAAACTGTCAAAGTTTGGAATCCTGAGAAAAAACAAGAAGCACCTGCAGAACGTCCAGTAGTAATGGGGCTAGTTGGTAAACCTGTCAAAGTAGCTGTTCATCAAGTTATTGAAGACAGAACTGCACCAAATGCTAAAGGTGAATACCTACCTACCGGTGAGGTTCGTACTGTAAATCAGTGTAAATTCTTTGGTAATACCGAAGGCAAAACTGCTGAAGAAATTACTAAGAAAGAAGCAGCTACGATGTTCAATAAGTGGGCCAATAAGAATACTGGTGCGGTTATTGATAAATCCACTAAAAGTCAAGGTAGTAACTCTGCAGCTTCTATTATGGGTAGTACACCCACAGAAGAAACTACAGGATCATTATTTGATAAAGAACCTCTTATTTAATGAGAGTCTGTGGAATAGATCCTGGAACTAATGGAGCAATCGCTGTTCTGGATTCAAAGAATCCAGACAGCGTTGCTCTGTTAGATTTAAATAAAAATAGTATTTATGAAACTACCGAATGGTTACACAACAAAAAAGTAGATACTATTTGGTTAGAGAATGTACATTCATTATATGGAATGTCTGCAAAATCTAATTTTGGATTTGGTAGAAATTTTGGCATAGCATTTGCAATCGCCAAATTAGCAGTCTCCGATGGGCCTGTTCAACAAGTTACTCCTAAGGTATGGCAAAAATACATAGGTGTAACTGCTAAAGGTAAAGCTATTAAAAAACAAGTTGCTGAGATAGCTAACATATTATACCCCGTAGCAAATCTATATGGTAAACGAGGCGGGTTATTAGATGGCAGGGCTGACGCCCTAATGATTGCCCATTATGGATTAAATAAGGAGGAGAAAGAATAATGGCAACAAAAAATAATACATGGGCATGGATATACGGCGATGAATGTGATTTTCTTTGGGAGCATTTTAATATGGAAGACAGAAATCCCAATGATCGAATAAAAATTAAACTTATAAAATATGAAGACGAAGAGACATATGAAACGGAGGAAAAATGAAGATAGAAATAGATATAGATATTGAATCTATAGTAAGAGAAGCACTTAAAAATCAACAATCAGAGAGTGTAATCTCTGCTCCTATAGAAGCTACAACTAATAGTAAATCTAAATGGGAATATGGACGTAGGAATGGAAAAAGACGTACTCCAGAAGAAATGGCTCTACATGAGCTAGAAAGAGACAAGGGCCGTAGACTTACTCCTGAAGAGAAGGGAGAAGCTAAAGCAGTTATTCATATAGATGAGACTACTGAAAATACCATCAAAGAGGCTGCTATTAAGAAAAATCGTATAGATAAAATAGCTGCTGAGGGTATGGCTGCTGCATCTAAAGAACTAGCTGAAGAAGAGCAAAAAGGTATGGATAAACCTGACAGGATACCTGGTACTATAGAAGCTACAATTCCAGAAATAGAAGCTACAATTCCAAAAACAGAAAAGTTAGATACTAACTCTCTATTCGCATGACAAAATTCGAGGAAGTTTTCTATGCAGCTTTGATTATTACAATGGTACTATTCGTATTAATTGGATCTATTATAATAATCCCACCAGTACTGGTAGCACTGCTAGGTTATCTGTTATTTCTATGGTGTAAAACGTTAATCAAATAAATTACGTCCTTCATTCATTACAATATCAACAAGTGTTACGTTATTTGCTTCATCAAATAAGTCATCCGATTGTAGGTAATTTGGTGAGAATTTTCCACCAAGCCATGAACTATTAACATTACCTAATGTAGGTATACCTGTAGCGTGTTGGAATATAGCAGACATTGCTACTCCTGTAGGACTTGTTTGTACAAGTTGTTTAGAAGCCCTAGCATTACGTAAATAGTAAGAAAGGAACGAGGTAGCTCCAACAGCATCAACTGCTTCTAATGCCGGGATTAATGCTTCATCAAATAATACAAATGCATCAAGTGCTTCGTGCATTACTTCATTGAAACCTCTTCCCTGTACTTTAGTCCCATGCTCTATCATTACATACCTACCTAAAAGATCTGTTAGCTGTACTATATGCCTAGATATCTGATATGGCTTACTGCTCTTAGTCATAAATAAGAAAGCCGCAATATCTCCCACATAAGGCGGTACGTTATCTATGTATTTCTGCATTGCTGGAAAGTTTCCAGGAATAGTTTTCTTTAATTTATTAATCCATCCATCTGTTTGTGCATCATTAATATCTTCCACAATAAGTGAATGCAATCCCGCCTCATTCATTTTATGAAGTAAATTACCCTCAATACGATCATTAAGTCTTGCTACTTCTAGTGCTTGTTCACTAGTTTTAGGATCCAATCCTTTAGCTCTAATTTCAGCATTTAATTTTGTACGTTTTTTAGTATCTTTATCATATTTATTATACTCAGAAATGCCTTCATAGATTTTATGGAAAATATAAGTTATTGGAATTTTTCTCATCAGTAGTTGGTATATATTAGACATCATATTTCCAACTACTACTTGAGGCATGGCAATAACTACACGGTTTTTACCATAACTAATTGTCTGTTTAATAGCATGATGAGTTACTCCAGCAGCACGTTTGTATAGCTCTGAACCTTCTGCTTGCAATAATTTTAATTGTGATAGATCAAATGCTTTGTATCCAAATACTTTATCAATAATATCTTCCCTAACTTTAAATTGTCCATTTAAAGCATATGATTTTATATGTTCCCGTACTGCATGAGGAAGTTTTCTATATCGATCAATATATGGAGAATCAGGATCCATAATATCAACCCATTTCATATCTGGATGATCTGGCATCATTTCTATTTGCTCATATACTAGAAGTTCTATAGTTTTCTTATCACTTTCAATCGTTTCTTTACGATCAATCATTGAAGATTGCATATGTGCAAATACATGATCAATTTCTAAATCAGGCTGTAA